AATAGGTGCAGAGAAAGTAAATAGATTTTTTGATTTAGATTTAAACAAAGCATTCGCTGATAGAATAGTTGCAGCAACAGATCCTTTTAATCAATTAGCAATTTGGTTATATCCATCTTCTGCTGATACATCTAATACTACTGGAATTTGTGATAAGGTTTTAATTTATAATTATGCTACTCAAAAATGGTCAACTGCTACAACAAATGCTAGTACAATATTTTCACAATTCGTTGGAGCTTATACAGTAGAACTTATGGATATTATTTCAGAAAACTTAGATAATATTAATATATCACTAGATACTGATTTTTGGTCTGGTGGACAATTATTACTTGGTGCTATTGATAGTGATTACAAAGCTGCTATTTTTTCAGGTACAGATAATATTGGAGAAATAGAAACTACAGAATTAGAGTTGTTTCCAGGAACAAGATCGTCTATAATAGGTGTAAGACCTATAGTAGATGCAACAGCTACAGTTACTTTAAAAACTAGAGATAGACTTGCTGATAGTGCTACAGAATCAACTTCTTCAAGCATGAACTCAACAGGTATTAATCCAGTAAGACAATCTGGAAGATATGTTAAAGTTAATGTTAAAATACCAAGTGGAGGAGCTTGGAAAGATGCTCAAGGAATAGATTTAGTTGCATCAAGATCAGGGTTGAGATGACAGATAAAACTGATATAGATAATGTTAGATACAGTTTTGAAACACAAGAGTTTTTTCAAAGACAAATTGAGGAAGCTATTAACGCATTAATAAATGAAAAAAATCAAGAAAATAATAAAGCATTTGCTTGGTTCTTAGGAGATTAAAATGGCAGGTATAAAAGATTATTCCACAACCCAAGCAAGTAATACTGATCTTAATGGTATTTCTACTGCTGAAGGAATGCTACCTTCTAATCTAAACAACGCCATAAGGGCGTTAATGAAGAATACTAGAGAATGGTTTAACGATAGTCAATGGGTAGAGTATGGAGATGGTTCAGGTGCTTACACAGCAGCTTACGCATCTTCAAGTTCTTTTACAATTGCAGGTGTTGATGTAACTTCTTTTTATCATGCAGGAAGAAGAATAAAATTAATTGCAGCAACTCCTGGTACAATTTTTGGAACAATTAGTTCATCATCTTTTTCAACAAACACAACTGTTAATGTAACATGGGATTCAGGTTCATTATCAAGTGAAGCTATAACTAATGTTTTTGTAGGTGCTTTATCAAAAACTAATTCATCTATTCCTACAGAAATTATTGGCACAACTAATATTGCAGATAGCGCTATAACTGCTGCTAAACTTGCATCAAACGCAGTAACGACAGTTAAGATTACTGATGGTAATGTAACACTTGCTAAACTAGCATCAGACTCTGTAAATGGAACTAAGATTGCAGATGATAGTATAAATTCTGAGCATTATGTAGATGCTTCAATAGACACAGCTCATATTGCTGACGCACAAATTACAACAGCAAAAATTACAGATGGTAATGTTACTCTTGCAAAATTAGCAGCAGATTCAGTTAATGGATCAAAGATAGCTGATGATTCTATAAATTCAGAACATTATGTTGATGGTAGTATTGATACTGCTCACATAGCTGATAGCCAAGTTACAACTGCTAAAATAGCAGACTCACAAATTACTTCTGCTAAAATTACAGATGGTGCAATTGTTAATGCAGATATAAATGCAAGTGCAGCTATAGATGCTACTAAAATTGCAAATGGAACAGTTACAAGTGCAGAATTTCAATACATTAATACTTTATCATCTAATGCTCAAACACAAATAGATGCAAAAGCTGCAACAACTTATGTTGATAATGCAGTTGCTGGATTAAGAACTAGAATTATTGCAGAGTGTGCAACAACAGCAAATGTTAATTTATCAAATGGTTTAGAAGCTGGTGATGCTATTGATGGTGTAACTTTAGTTTCTGGAGATAGAGTTTTAGTTAAAAATCAAAGTACAGCTTCTGAAAATGGTTTATATCTTGCAGTAGGTTCTGGTGCTGGTGCAGCATCAAGAGATCCTGAACATGATACTATTGCAGAATTATCTGGTGGTATGGTTGTCGTTAATCAAGGTAGTGTTAATGATAATAAAATATTTTTATGTACTACAGATACTGATGCAACATTAGGATCTACAAGCATTACTTACACAACTATAACTCCACAAAATGTTGGAACAGTAACCTCTATAACTGCTGGTACTGGTTTAACTGGTGGAGCAATTACATCTTCTGGAACAATAGCAATTGATTCAACAGTTGCTACACTTGCTGGGACACAAACTTTTACAAACAAAACTTTAACTTCACCAAAAATAAATGAAAATGTAGCTTTAACTTCTACTGCAACAGAACTTAATTTATTAGATGGAGTATCAGGATTAGTACAAGCAGACTTTACTAAATTAGCTGCTGTAACTTCTGATGCAACAGAATTAAATATATTAGATGGAGCAACTGTAGTTGTTGGAGAAGTAAATGCTTTAGATTTAGGTACAACAGGAACTGGAACAGCAATAGCTAGTAAAGCTGTCATTCTTGATAGTAATAAAGATTATACTGGAATAAGAAATGTTAGTTTAACTGGTACTCTTGGTGTTACTGGAATTTCTTCTTTTGCTGTAGCAGCAAATGTTGCACAATCATCTCTTACTTCATCATCAAACGCTGTAGCTTGGGATGCTTCTGCTAAACCAAACGCAGTTCATGTAACAACAGAAAACACTACATTCTCTGCTCCAAGTAATGCAGTTGAAGGTGCTTTTATTTGTGTTGAAATAAACTACAATGGTTCACACAGTATTGCTTGGAACACAGTATTTGAATTTGCTGCATCAACAGCTCCTACTGCAACAAGTACAGATGGTAAGACAGACATATTAGTATTCAGATACAATGGTGCTGTATGGCAAGAAGTAGGTAGAACATTAAATTTAAGTGAGAGTTAAAATATGTATGCAATAGTAACAGATAACGAAATAACAAAATTAATAAGCTATCCTAAATCTTTAGTAATTGGAGATGTAAGATACCCAACTAAAATATTTCAGCTTTGGTCAACATCAGAATTAAATGCAATAGGTATTTATGAAGTAGTTTTTGATGACAGTAATAAAAAAGATGAGAAATGGTATATTAATACTAATCAATCTTATGACTTTGATGGTAATGAAGTTACAGCTTCTTATGGAACTGCTACTGCTAAAGCTCATGCAGACACTACATGGTCGCAAGATGAAATTGATAATGGAGATGCACCAGAAGGTACTTCACCTGGAGATGTAAAAACTAGAGGATTAAAATATAATTTAATACAAACTATCAAACAACAAGCAAGTGGTTTATTAGCACCTACTGATTGGTATGTTGTTAAAGCAAGTGAAGTATCTGATTATTCTGTACCAAGTAATATTGCAACATATAGAGCAAGTGTTAGAACTAAATCAAACGAAATGGAAACTGCAATAACAAATGCAACAGATACTCCAGCATTAGAAACTTTATACACATACACTACAGATGACAATGATGTTCAATCAAGACCATTAGGCGAACTTCCAACATTGGAGAGTTAATGATCATTCTTGGAACTAACTCCATAAAAGATACAGGCTTTAATGTAGCTAACTCATTAAGGTTTAATAGTGGTAGTTCAGATTATTTAAATAGAACACCAAGTAGTGCAAGTAATAGAAAAACATGGACTTTGAGTTGTTGGATTAAAAGAGGAAAGTTAGGTTCTTCAAATATTTTTACTGTTCCAGTTGATGGTAATAATAAGAGTAGATTATATTTTGACTCTGATCAACTTAGTTGGATAATGGAAGTAGGCGGAACTGGAGGAGATGGAATTCTAACTACTAATAGAGTATTTAGAGATGTATCAGCTTGGTATCATTTAGTTTTCCGCTTTGATACGACAAATGCTACTGCTGGAGATAGAATGCGTCTTTATGTTAATGGCATAGAAGAAACTTCATTTGCTACTGATACAAATCCAAATTTAAATTATGAGGGATTTATTAATGATAACAGACAACATAATTTAGGTTTTGATGGTGGTAGTGCTTATGCTGATGGCTATTTTGCCGAAGTTTGTCTTATTGATGGTTCATCTTTAGACGCAACATCATTTGGAGAATTTGACGAAGATAGTGGAATATGGAAACCAATAGATGTATCTGGTTTAACCTTTGGCACAAATGGATTTTATTTAGACTTTGAAGATAGTTCAGCTTTAGGAAATGATGTATCTGGTAATGACAATGACTTTACAGTTAATAACCTTACAGCAATAGATCAATCTACTGATACATGTACAACA